ATAGATGTGTAGGCGTTGCGCCATGAGAGGGTTGCCGTGGCTGTGCCGGTCGGGTCGGTCCCGCCGAAGGACAGGACGGTCGTGCCGGGTTGGAGCAGGGTGGTCGACATGCGGGTTTTGCGGGTGAGCAGCCCTGCGGCGTTGGTGCCGTCTTGCCGGGTGACGGTTCCGGCGCGGGGGTTGATCGTGACGGACTGGTCGTAGGCGAGCGTCCCGATGAGGGAGACTTCCATGCCCGTCGCGGAACGAACCCACGGGTTGGTGACCGGGCCGTGGAAGGTGACCTTCAACGGAGTTGCCGCGTCCCCGGCGTTGGTGACGTTCCCGGCGCGGGGCGCGGAGGACCGCACCGTCGACAGCGGGGCCGCGAGAGGGGCGACGAGCCCGCCCGTGGTGCCCGGCACAATGGTCAGGACCGCGGACGTCTCGGTGTCGTCGTAGTGGTAGGGCTCCGTGACCCGGAAGTCACACACGATCCGGCCCCTGCCGAACCGGGTCAACGTGTCACCGTTGATGCCCGCGTACTTCCCCGGGCGCCCGTAGACGCGCCGCCACCGCCCCGCCATCTGGTACGAGAGCGGGACGGTGGTGTTCGGGTTGGTGCGGATCGCCGGGTTGTTCCACTCTGCGTGCAGGGCCGCGTCCGCCGCGGCGGCGCCGGCCTCGCCGCCCGCCTTCGTGTCGATGGTGAACGCCCACGTCGCGGAGCCGATATAGTCGCGGCCCACGAGGACGCCGTCCTGTTGCGCGCGTTGCGCGTCCGTCGTAACCAGGTCTGAAGCGCCGGGGGTGAAGGCCCTCACATGGAGTACGCCGCCGTCGTTGAACGTTGTGTTCCCAATTTTGAAAATCACGCCAGGGCACCTCCGCGGTTCCGTTGTCTGAGTTGGAACCGGACCTCGTCAAAGTAGTCTTTGGCGGTCGCCTTATCCGGGACTGTGAGGTTGAGGATGATCTGTTCGGTACTGCCCGTGGTCGCGCCCTGGCTGGGGAGTTTGCCGGTGCGGTTCGCTTCCAGGAGGGTCCCCGCGCCGATGGAGTTCACCGACGCACGCTTCATGACAATCTCGCCCGGGGTGAGCATCGCCGGAATGGTGTCCGTGCCCCTTGGGACGAACGGCGAGCCGCCCTCGGACAGGTACGCCGGGGACGATGCGGAGAACCCGGCATGGATCAGGCCACCCGTTGCGGCGCCGCCGGCGAGGGAGCCGTTAGCGCGCCCGCCCACACTGGAACCGGTGCCGACCGGGTCCTTTGCGGACTTCTCAATCCGGGTCGTGATGACGTCGATGTACTGGGTACGCCGTGCCGTAGCCGCGATGACCATGGCTTTGAACGCGGCGAGTTTCGCGTCGGCGGCAGCCTTGTCGATGTCGAGTTTCGTCGGCGGGATCTTCTTCGGGATCTTCAGCAACGCATCGACGTACTTGGTCACGGCGTCCTTATCGACGCCGTGCGCGACCGCGTTGTCGATGATCTTCTGACGCATCGTAACCATCTGCTCGCGGGCTTTGCCCGTCGAGTTCGCCAGCCCGCCGTTAGCCTCAATGACGCCTTGCAGGTTGGAGATCTGCCCGTTGAGCTGCCCCCGGAGCGAGACCGACGCCGACGACATGTCCGTGATGCTGGTGGTCGTGAAGTGGATCTTCTTGCCCGTGGCAGACACGTGGTCGCCCATGTTCGCCAGTGAGGAGTCGAACGCGTTCTGCGCCTGCGCCGCCGAAATGGCTTTGCCGTTGAGCTTGTCGAGGGAGCCCTTTAGGATGCCGGCTGCGTCGTTCTCCAACTGCATCTTTGTGGTGGCGTTCGCCGCGGCCGTCGCCTGGTTGTTCTGCGCGGTCTCGGCAGCTTGGAGCCCCGCGACAGTCTGCCCGTACTGGCCCGCCTGCGCTTCCGCGGCTTTGGTCTGCGCATCAATCGCCGGGGTGGTGGCCTCGGTCGCGGACTTGTACGCCTTGTAGGCGTCGACGTTGTTCTGGATCGCCGACGAGTTGTTGTCAATGCCGCTGGAGAGGGTGTTCTTCGCGTTCGTCAGGCGGTCCGCGGTGTCGAGCAGGCCCTCCCCGCCGCGCTGGTTCGACTGAATCCGGGCGTCGTTGATGTTCATGGCCGCGTTCACCTGAGCGATCGCGTCCTTGTTGCCCATCATGGCGCCCATGACCTGCTCGGTGGTGACGCCAAGGTTGCTAGCGGCGTCGCGCATTTCCTTCGTCGTCGCTGCGTGCGCGGCTTGGAGGCGGACGTTCTCACCGATCAGGCCGTTGTCGCGTTCGACCGCGTCACCGTAACTGACCATCGAGACGGTGTTGCCGTCCGTACCTGTCGAGGCGGTCATGGCTGCGACTGCGATGCCAGCGAGGGCCGCGGTGAAGATCCCAACGACGGGGACGGCAAGGTTGGATTCGATGCCGAATATTGTCATCGCTGTCCCGGCGAGCCGGAGGGCGGGGGCGATGGTCGTGGCGGTCGTCACGAGCCCGGCGAGGACCGGGAGGGGTAGGGAGTTGACTACGTCCGTGAAGCCGTTGAGGAACCCGATGACGACGGGCCCGAGGGGGGCGAACGCGGCGAGGATGTTCCCTGCCGTGGTCACGAGGTTCTCGATCAGTTTCATCACGGCGGGCAGGTTCTCGATGGCGTAGTTGATGAACTCGTTGAACCCGCTCGTGCCGTTGAACGACGTAAGCCAGGTCACGAACTTCCCGAGCTCGATGCCGCCCGCCTGGATCAGCGGGTTCATCTGGCGCATCCCGTCGAGGACGCCGTTGAGCGCGGTCCCGCCGATCTGCCCGAGCATCCCGGAGAAGTCGCCCGTCATTTTCGTCAGGAACGGCATCCGGGAATTGATGTCGCCAACGGCGGAGGAGAACGAGCCGAGCATCTTGTCAGCGGACGTCGCGGCGAGCTTATCCAGGTCGCCCTTCAGGATGCCCAGCCCCGTCGCGTAGGTGTTGCCCACGGTGGTGCCCGAGGCCATCTCGTCCTTGATGCCCTTGATGGCGAGGACCCCAGTGACGCCCATGACGCCGAACGCCGCACCCAAACCGACAGCGCCAGCCGCGATGGGTGCCGCGGCGGCGAGGACAGCGGGCGCCATAGCGATGAGGACGCCGATGCCCGAGATGTGCCGCTGGTTCGCTTGGGCTGCGCGTTCGGTGGACTTGGTGTTGTGGTCCTGCGCCTCAGTGTGCTGGCGGGCACCTTCAGTAGCTCGCCCCGTCTCAGATGTCTCCGCACGGCGGGCTTCCCCGAGCATCTTCTCAACCGTCGCCAGTCGCAGCGCTCCACTCGTGGAGTTGATCTGCTCCTGGTTCAGGCCCTTCTCAGTCGCCGCGAGCCGGACGTTCTGCTCTTCGAGCTTCCTTTCCATAGCGGCGACTTCGTCAAGCTTCACCAATGCCGGGCCGACGTTCGCGTCTACCCGGACGGTCGGGGACAGATCGCCAAGCTCTTTAGCCTCCGCCTTCGCCTCGGCGACAGACCGGTCCCACGCGGACTTATCAATGGTGAGTTTCGCGTCGATGGAGCCAGTCGTTGTGGGCCCGGTCATGGCTACTCCTGTGGTGGTGGTGGTTCGTCGTCGTCGGGGCGGGTTGCACGCCACAACCGGGACTCGGACGTTTGGAGGAGCCCGAAGATTAGGTCCCGGAACTCAGCCCACACGGGCGGGTCCCGGTGGAGCCTGATGCCGTATTCGGACGCGAAGTCGGCGATGATTAGGGGGAAGTTGGTGAGGATTTGCTCCCACGTGACCGGGTCGCCTTCTTCGGCGGGGTGGTCGTACCATTCCCAGAGGCCGGTGGCGGCGTCGTAGTCGCCGCGTCCGTGGGGGTCATCAGGACCAGAGCTTCCCGGGCCGCTTCCCGTACTGCTTTTGGGATGCCGCTCTCCCACGCTTCCTCAGCCGAGTCGCGTCCGGTGGTGAAGTCGGTGTAGGCGGTCAGCCAGATCCGGTCCATGAGGTCCCCGCCGACCTGGTCGTCGATGAGTTGCTGGTACGCGTCGCCGAGGAGGATGGTGTTCAACTCTTCAGCGGTGAGCGCTTCGCCGCCGGACTTGGACGCGTGGATCCGCAACCCGTCCTGCAACGACACGGTGGGGAGGGTGTATTCTTTGCCGCGGATCGGGATAACCAGCGGGCCAACAATGTCTTCGTAAGGGCGCAAAGCCATGGTGAGAGTCCTTTGTGAGAGTGTGGTGTGAGAGTTAGGGGTGGTACTGGGGGCGGGCCACTCTCACGCAACCCGCCCCCAGGTCAATAGGGGCTAGGCGCCCCGGGTGTAGCTGAACGCGGTCGACGCGCCGGCGGCGTTCGTGACCGTGTTGTTCGCCGCACCAGCGGAACCGGCGGGCATGACCGCGACGATGGTGGAGTCCGACACGACGGTCCACGCGGTCGCGTTCGTCGCGCCGAACTTCACGCCCGTGGTGGCGACGGTGCCGTTGAACCCGCCACCGGTGATCTGAACCTGACCGCCCACGGCAACACCGGACGGGGTCGCCGAGGCGATGACCGGGACAGCCGTAGCCGACCACGGGTTCGCGATCGACGCGAGGACACCGTCGATGGTGAACGACAGCGTCACCTCTTCAAGGTCAGCGACACCGGTCTTCGACTGCTGCCAGTCAACAAGGGCCCGGCCCGAGTACGCCTCAGCGGCGCCGTTCCGGTCGTACCAGCGGATGTAGATGCGCGCCTGGTCACCGAACTGGAACCGGGTCTGCCGGACGAGTTCCTGGCCCGG